CCCGGTGGATGACTGGTACGGGGCCTCACCGCTGGAGGCGGCGGCCTGGGCGGTGGACGTCCACAACGCCTCGGCGGCCTGGAACAAGGCGCTGCTGGACAATCAGGCCCGGCCCAGCGGCGCGCTGGTCTTCGGCAGCGGACACATGAGCCAGGATCAGTTCCAGTCCCTGAAGGACGAGCTGGACAACAGCTATGCCGGGGTCGCCAACGCGGGTCGGCCGATGCTGCTGGAAGGGGGGCTGGACTGGAAGCCGATGGCGCTCAGTCCGCATGACCTCGATCATATCGAGGGCAAGCATGCGGCGGCGCGCGAGATCGCCCTGGCCTTCGGGGTGCCGCCGCAGCTGCTGGGGATACCCGGCGACAACACCTATCAGAACTTCCGCGAGGCCCAGGGCGCGTTCTGGCGCCAGACCATCGTGCCGTTGGTCGGCAAGACGGCCGGGGCGATGACCGCGTGGCTGGCCGTGCGACATCCGCAGGTGACGATCCGGCCGGATCTGGATGCCGTGCCGGGACTGGCAGCCGAGCGCGAGGCGCTGTGGGCGCGGCTGGAGGCGGCGACCTTCCTGACGCCGGAGGAACGGCGACGGATGGCGGGAGTGGGCATCTAGGCCCCGCATCAGGCCAGCGGACGCGAGGATAAGGGCATGACGGACGACATGGCGCGGCGGTGGCCAGCGGCGGTGATGGTGGCTGTGGCCGTGCAGGCGGCGGCGGCCTTGATGTGGGCGGGGGCAGCGTCGGCGCGGATTGCGGCGCTGGAGGCGCGGGCCGAGCGCCAGGGCACGGTGATCGAGCGGCTGGCGCGCCTGGAAGAACAGACCCTGGCGACGCGGGCGGCCGTCGAGCGGATGGAGCGACGGATGGAGGTTGGCGGTGACTGAGGCCGTCGAGATCGAAGGCTACGCCTCGCTGTGGGGCGTGGCGGACCTGAACCGGGACGTGACGGTGAAGGGGTGTTTTGACGCCAGCCTGATCGCGCGGGGTGCTGGCGGGGTGCGGATGCTGCACCAGCACGAGGACGCGCCGGTCGGGGTCTGGGATGAGCTGATCGAGGATGAGCGCGGGCTGTTGGTGCGGGGTCGGGTGATGGACTGGTCAGCGGGCGCGCGGCTCTGTCAGGCGCTGGTCCGGGCCGGGGCGCTGGACGGGCTGTCGATCGGGTTTCGGGCGGTGACGGCGCGGCGCGACGGGGCGCTCAGGGTGCTCACGGCGGTGGATCTGTGGGAGGTGTCGCTGGTGACGTTCCCTATGCTGCCGGGGGCGCGGTTGATCTGGTCGTGATCCCTATGGCTCAGCCGAACTGTCCGGTCTGACGCGCGGCCAGGGCGGCGTGGATGCGGTCGAGCGACTTGGGCTGGGTCAGGAGGCGCGCCAGCCAGAGGGCGATGACGCCCACGAAAATGTAGGATCCCTCCGTCAGGATGGCGATGACGGCCGCCAGGGTGATGAGGCCGACCCAGATGCCGATCTTGAGGGTGGTCTTGTCGACGCCCGTGGCGATGGCCTGTTCGGGCGAAACGGGCGGCGGCGTGGTCGGGACGGTCGTGGGCCGTGAGGCGGTCGGCGCAGGCGACGTGACCTGAACGGAGGGGCGCGGCGTCAACGGAACGGTCGGCTCGGCGCGGGGCTGGGACCGGTCACGGCGGCGATAGAGCGCCGGGTCGATCGGGCGCGGACGGTCGGCGGCGTCGAGATAGAACAGCTGTACGAAGTCGAGGGCCTGAAGGTCCAGGCCGGTGACGTCCTGGCCATAGGCGTCGGCGACGAGGCCGACGAGGCGGCCACGGCGGAGCTGGAACTGAAACGACATGGGCTGGGCCAGGCCGCTGACGACGGCGTGGACCGAGCCGAACAGGCCGCTGGGGCCACGGGCCTTGCCGGACCCTGAGCGGGCAAGGCCCGTGCGGCGCACGAAGCCCGTAAGGCCGGGAAAAAAGCGACCGGGCGTCGCCTCGTCGGCCAGGCCCTCGAGCTGCGGCAAGGCCGGTGCCAGCTCCCAGGCGAGCGCCTGGATGACGGCGCGTTCGAGCCGGGAGAAGGGCGGATTGGGCTCGGTGCGGCGTGGCAAGGATGTCTCCAATGGGGCATCAAAATTTCGGGGCGCCTGGTGCGTCCCTTCATCCGGCCCCGCTGTGCGGGGTCACCTTCTCCCGCGAGAGGCGAAGGATCAACCAGGGACGATCATGAAAGAGACCAAACAGGGGCTCGCCTCGCCTGAGGCGCGGGCGGCGATGCATGAGCTGATGGGCGCATTCGAGGCGTTCAAGGCGGCCAATGATGAGCGGCTGGAGGCGATCGAGAGAAAGGCGGGAGACGGCCTGCTGGAGGCGAAGGTGGCGCGCATCGACCAGGCGGTCGGGGCGGCGCAGGACCGGCTGGAGCGGCTGTCGGCGGATGCGCGGCGGCCGGTGATCGGGGCCGGCGTGTCGGAGAGAGACCCCTCCACCGCTACGCGGTCCCCCTCCCCCGCAAGCGGGGGAGGATCTCCCGAGTTCAAATCCTATCTCAGGACCGGGGCCACGGCGGGGGTGATCGAGGTCAAGGCGGGGCTCTCGACGGGGGCCTTGTCCGGCGGTTATGTGGTGCCTGAGCAGGTTGAGCGGCTGATTGAAAGACGCCTGATGGCGGCCTCGCCGATGCGCGAGATCGCCGCCGTCAGGACGGTGGCCGGCGGCGTCTACAAGAAGCCCGTGTCGATCGCCGGGGTCGAGAGCGGCTGGGTCGCCGAGACGGCACCCCGGCCGGAGACGGACCCGGCGACCTTGCAACTGCTGGAATTTCCGTCGGCGGATCTGTACGCTAGCCCCGCCGCGACCCAGACCCTGCTGGACGACGCCATGGTCGATCTGGACGAATGGCTGGCCGCCGAAGTCGAGGACGCCTTTGCCGCGCAGGAGACGGCGGCCTTCGTCAACGGTGACGGCGCGAACAAGCCCAAGGGAATCCTGTCCTATACGGTCCAGGCCGATGCGAACGCGGACTGGGGCGAGATCGGCTATGTGGCGTCCGGTGCCGACGGAGCGTTCGAGGCGTCGGATCCGACCGACCGGCTGATTGATCTGATTTATGCGCCGAAGTCGCAGTACCGGGCCAACGCCCGGTTCGTGATGAACCGGCGCACGGCGGGGATCATCCGCAAGTTCAAGGACGCGGACGGCAACTACGTCTGGAGCCCGGCGACCCAGCCGGGGGCGACCAGCTCGCTGCTCGGCTATCCGGTGACGGAAATCGAACAGATGCCGGATGTCGCCTCGGGCAGCCTGTCGATCGCGTTCGGGGATTTCCGGCGCGGCTATCTGATCGTGGATCGGGCGGGGGTGCGGGTGTTGCGGGATCCGTACACGGCCAAGCCCTATGTTCTGTTCTATACCACCAAGCGGGTCGGCGGCGGGGTGCAGAATTTCGATGCCCTCAAGGTGATGAAGTTCGCGGCGACGTAGGGCGTCGGTTGTCTCCTCCCCAGCGGGAAACCGATGGGGAGGCAGGCCCGCTAGAAGCGGGCCGGGGAGAGTCTTTCCGCAGCACCGGCGTTGACCGGATCGCACGCGATCCGGTCCTCGCAGTCTTGGCTCGCCAGCGGCGCACCGGGGGCCGCCGGCCCCTCCACCCCCCCCACCGGTCGCTTGCAGCGACCGGCCCCTCCACCACCCACCGGTCGCTTGCAGCGACCGGCCCCTCCACCACTTCGTGGTCCCCCTCCCTACCGCTGCGCGGCAGGGAGGAGACGCGTGCGGCAACCATCGAGGAATAAACGATGAGCGAACCGGTGAGCCTCGCCGAGGCGAAGCTGTTCCTGCGCGTCAGCCATGACGCCGAGGACGACCTTATCGAAACCCTGATCGCGGCGGCGCGGCAGCGGGTGGAGGCGGCAATAGGTGACATGATCGACGAGACGGCGCCGGCCGCCTTGAGGCTGGCGGTGCTGAAGCAGGTCCACGCGGCCTATGAGGGCGAGGTCGACACGGAGGCCGAAGGTTGGTTGGCCCCGTATCGAGGGTTGCGGCTGTGAGGTCGTATCGAACCCTGGCCCAGGTGTTCACGCCGACCGACGCGGAGACGGAATTCGGCGGTCGAACGGTCGACTGGTCGCCGCTGGGCGAGCTGTGGCTGCGCCTGTCGTCCCCGCATCGACGCGAGGATGGGACGGGCGAGATGAAGCCGGTGGTGACCGAGGTAAGCCTTGCAGAATCACGGTCTGACCCGCGTGTCGCCGCCGGCCAAAGGGTGGACATCGCGGGGGTCGAATGGCGGCTCGTCCACGTCGATCGGGACGCCCCGGAGATGGGTCGCATGACCTTGACCCTGACGCGAGACTTGTGATGCCGCTAGATCCTGAACGCGCCCTGCAAAAGGCGCTGATCAACCATCTGCGGGCGGACGCCGGGCTGACGGCGCTGCTGATCAGTCCTGCCGCCATCCATGACCAGCCGCCGGAAGAGATCGGCTGGCCGCACCTTCTAATCGGGCGCAGCGAGAGCCGGTTCGTCCCGGCAGACGGATCGGCGATGGAGCACATCCTGACGCTGACGGTGCGGTCGCGCTTCGGCGGAACGGAGGAGGCGAAGGCCATCAATGCGGCGGTGCGGGCCGCGCTGACTGAGCCGGACCTGGCGCTGGAGGGCGGTCGGATCGTGAGCCTGCGCGTGACCTATCAGGACGTGTTTCGCGCGGCGGACTGGACCACGACCCTGGGGGTCAGTCGGGTGCGCGTCGTCACGGACAAGGATTGAGGAGACGGAGATGGGCGCGCAACGCGGCAAGGACATTCTGCTGAAGATCGACGACGGCGAGGACCCTCCGGGCTTTGTCACGGTCGCAGGGCTGAAGGCCCGCACGATCGCGCTGAATGCGCGGACGGTGGACGTCACCGATGCCGACTCGGCCGGACGCTGGCGCGAGTTGCTGGCCGGGGCGGGCGTGAAGGCCTGTTCCGTGGCCGGTCAGGGCGTGTTCCGCGATGCGGCATCGGATGCCCGAGTGCGCGAGGTGTTCTTTGAACAGGCGGCCCGGACGTGGCGGCTGATCGTGCCGGACTTCGGGATTCTTGAGGGTCCGTTCCTGGTGGCGGGCTTGGAGTATGCGGGTGAGCACGCCGGAGAGGCGACCTTCGCCCTCAGCCTGGCCAGCGCCGGCGAGCTGACGTTCGAGGCCCTGTGATGAATCCGGCTCGCGGCGAGGCTCAGGTGCAGGTCGGGGGTGAGCGGGTGCGGCTGTGCCTGACGCTGGGCGCCCTGGCTGAGATCGAGAGTTCCTTGGAGGTCGAGGGATTTCAGGCTCTGGCGGATCGGCTGCGGCAGCTCACCACGGCGGATCTCATCGAGGTGCTGGCGGCGTTGATGCGCGGTGGGGGTGCCGATCCGGCGACCGCGACACGCATGGCAGAGGCGTCCACGCCGCAGCTCGCCGCCGAGGCCGTGGCGCGGGCGTTCGAGGCAGCGACCCGGTGACCTGGGCCGTCATGATGCGATGGGCCTTTCACAGGGGCATCGCGCCAGCTGCGTTCTGGCGGCTGTCGCTGACGGAGTGGCGAATGCTGACGCAAGAGGCGGCGGTGC